TTCTTATTTAGAAAGGTGACGGGTGTTTTTTTTGTCTATTTTTATTTCACGCGCCAGTTTCTACAATGTCAAAAAGTGGCTTTCGCACTAAAGTACATTTTTCTGGATTTGTTTTTCTGAACGGACTATTTTTTCTAAGAGACAAGCCAAAAGCAATTCGGTCACGTCTATATGTTTTAATTGGAGCTTTTTGCATAGTTCTGGTCACACTTCCTTCTCGCAATTCATAGCCACGCAAAAATTCTTTTGTGATTTCAATTAAAAGAATGGTGCGTCGGACAGGATGCGAATGTGTGCCCTTATAGGCAAAACGAGCAACGGGCATATTTTTGATAACTTCGTACTGCAAGGCATTACTCACTTTCAATATGAAAAATGTCAAAAATCTGACATTGATAAAATCTTATCAAAAACAAACGAATCGATCAACAGCTTTTTTACATTCCACGAAGAATTTGCTTATAATGATCAACATCTGCACGGCTTTTTTCAATTTGGCTTTCTAGAAAAATTTCAAGCCATTGACCGTCCTCTCCTCCCAAATCTTCAGCATCTTTAATTCTTTTTGTATAATTTGACACAACTTCTTCTTCCATGGCAAGAGCATAGCGAATTATATCCATTGGGCTTGTGTGTGTTTGAAATTCATTTGACAAACAAGTTGATTGTCCGCCTAAGCCACGGATCAAGTCAGAAAACTGTGTTACGTGTTCCATTTCCGCTGCGGCTTCTTTCAAGAAAAACTCTTTATATTCTTCGCAATGCAAGCCTACTACGGCGCTGGCGTGATAAAGATAGAATCGAAGATGCTTCCATTCGTTTTTCAAATCTTGATTCAAAAGATCAATCATAGTTTCAATATTCATGTTATTCCTTTCGTGGAATGTTAGTGTTTTATAAACTTATTGTAGAAAGTATTTTTAAATACAACAAGATTAAATATATATTTTAACCAAAAATCACAAATTACGGTCGGAATGTTTTATGAATGAACCAAAATTTTGGAAAAAAACCCATAAAAACTTAAAAGATTTTTATTTATCTGGCGGTATAAAGGATTTTAAAACTGGTAAACTTCAATATAATCCTTTGTATTATACATTAGATAAATATGAATTAGAAATTGATCCATGCGAAACAATGGAAGATGTTGAAAACTACGATGTCAAAAGACAGCAACAAGAAATTATCAAATGTTGCAATAGCTTTTCTTATTTTTGTCACAAATACGTTAAAATTTTACACCCTATGAAGGGATTGATTCCATTTGTGCTTTTTGATTATCAAAGAAAAGTCATAAAAGATTATGAAAACTTTCGTTTCAATATAATAAGCAAATTTCGTCAAGGTGGTTTGACGACAGTGACTTTGTTGTGGGGTTTGTGGAGATGCATGTTTCAGCTTGATCAGCAAATCATGCTTTTGTCCAAGACAGACCGTGAAGCAACAGATATTGGAATGATGATTGACAGAGCTTGTGAAAATCTACCTGCTTGGATAAAACCAAAAAAAGATGGAAAGTGGAATGATCACCTTAAACAATTTACAGACACAGGCAGTGCTGTAAAATTTTATTCACCAGAAGCGGCTCGTGGAAAGTCCGTAACATTTCTAATTGTTGACGAATGTGCGTTTATTGATGATATGGACAAGCACTGGAAAGCCATGTGGCCAATTCTTTCAACAGGTGGTGGATGCACAATTGTTTCTACGGTTAATGGATTGGGCAATTGGTACGAACAAACTTATCATGATGCAAAAGAAGGCACTAACAGATTTCACGTTATTGACTTAGATTATTGGGAGCACCCAGATTACAATGATGAAGAATGGGTTAAAGAACAAAAGGCACAACTTGGCGATAAGGGATTTTTACAGGAAGTTTTGCGTGAATTTTTAGGCTCAGGAGAAACTTATTTTCCATCTCGCATTATTACACAGCTTACTGAATTGACAAGAAACAATTATCCAAGTCGAAAGCTTTTTCCAAAATGGGTTAACAAATCTGGTAGAATTGCACAGTTAGAACAAGAAGAGCATAACAAGGGAGCCATGTGGGTTTGGAAAGAACCTGTTGAGGGTCATGAATACATTATTGGAGTAGACGCAGCAGAAGGACAAGGAGAAAACAACGATAGTTGTTGTTTCGAAATTATTGACACATCAACTTTGGAACAAGTTGCTGAATTTTATTCAAATATTATTGTTCCACATGAATTTGCGCAAGTTTTAAATGAAGTTGGAATTTATTATAATAATGCTTTGCTTGTTGTAGAAAACATGGGTCCAGGCGGTGCAGTCTTAAGTAATTTACAGCACACTTTGTTTTATGAAAATTTATATTTTGACAATTTAAAATCAGCCAATTCAAAGCCTGGCATTAAAATAGGACAAGTGAATCGATCTTTGTATTTAGAAACGCTACAAAATAGGCTTTTGAATCAAACGGTAAGAATAAATAGTTCGCGATTTGTAACTGAACTTCAAACTTTTGAGTATAATCCCGTATCTAAAAAAGCAGAAGCTCAGAAAGGAAAGCATGATGACGCTATAATGTCTATGTGTATGGCTTTGCACATACGCGATTCTATGATGCGTGATATTCCTATGGGTGGTGAACAACCCAGAGAAACAAGCTCTATTTTGAAGGCTCAAGTTTACGAAGAAATTAAACGCGAATTAATGGAAGGTAAAACAGAAAATTCATTAATAGATGATGACTTAGATCTTTTGTCGCCAGATCGAGATTTAATTTATCCAATTTATCATGAAAAAAGACATTTAGATGGTTTGCTCAAAGAATTCGGATGGTGATTAAAAAAAAGATTATTATTTTAATCTATAAAGACAAAGGTGGATGCTATGTCGTTTGAAAAATATATGCAATCAAGAAATCAACAAAAAATAATTGTTGATATGGAAAAATATAAAGAAAATTTACATGCCGAACTTTCAAGTTTTGCAATCAAGCAAAACAAGAATGTTTTTGAAGTGCGTAAAAGATTTATAGATAATGAATATTTTAGAAGCGTTTTTTCTAAAATCAATTATCCATATCAAGAAAAATTTATCATCGCTCTTAATTCAAATGATTTTGTTAAAATATCAAAAGAACAAGATAGATTTTCTATTTGGGTAGAAAATTTTTGTGATGATAAGTTAATGTCTGAAAAAATTAATGAGAAGGTTTACAGATATCAAGTCAATATTGAAAAGCCAAACCTAGAATCTGATGAAGTCGATGAAATTTATAAAAACTATTTAAAAGAATCAGAATTGATATTGAATCAAATGTCTCAAGATTTAAGAATTGCCGCTGAGCACACAAAGAATTGGAAAAATCATCAAATCACTGTTGAAGCAATTTTTCCAAATGAACATTTTGTTGTTTACGAAGCAAAGGTTACGATTGGAGAAAAATTCAATGAAAGTTTTATATATGAAAAAACTCCAATTGGAAACGTTGTAAAAGGTTTGGTTAAAGAGAGCAGCCTGTCGGAAAAAATGAGAATGGATATTCAAAACTTTATTTTTCAACTTAAAAATAAACCCAAATATGAAAAATTTGTTCAGCTATATATATCTTCTCCTATTTCCGAAAGAAAAAAATACGAAAATATTAAAAGAGATTTGGCTTTAGGAATGGATTCAACATTGCCAAACAATATAATACTATCAAACAAATACTTCTTATCTGAAGATGATCTATGGAAAGTAAAAATTGATAAGAGATTTTTACAAGAGTTCATTTGCGAAGGTGATTTTATACAATACAAAATAATTTCAGACAACGCTTCTATACGTTGCATAGAAAAGGTAGAGAATGAAAAATAACACAGAGAACACTAAGACCGCTTTAAAAAAAGCATTACTTTTACTTCCTTCTGATTTTGCTCTTAGCGAAGTTCGAGAATATATTTTAGGCGCTTTGCGAAAAATAGAATCAGTAGAGAAAAAAAGAAACAAAAGAGAACTGAATTTACAAAAAAGTGAAAATTATAGAACGCAAGTCCCTATTGTAAATTACAACCCAATTAATGCTCTAAAGGCAATTGACGAGGAAATTTCTAAAGAACAACAAAAAATTAAGTCGATTCAGAATCGTAAAATTTTAAACAATGATCAGAAAGATGACGACAATGAGTTTCAAACAGTTTTTGGTTAATGAAAATCACAAAAATACTTATGACTATTCTTCTTTAATGTTTGAACTACCTGAAGATTTGACAGATAGTATTATTTCATGGGGTTTTGATCATATTCCAAATGAATCAATATTTTTAGATAAAAAACAACCCTCATTTGGCAGAGAAGACGATGTTCACGTGACTTTGATTTATGGAATTCATACTGATGACTATGAAGATGTACATCATTTGTTTTCAAAAGAAAAACCATTTGAATGCAAATTGGGGAAAATGAGTTTATTTAAAAAGAATGATAAATTTGATGTTCTTGTCATCGATGTTGATTGTGAAAACCTACATGAATTAAATAGCAAAATGCGAAGACAGATCGATGCAACTGAAACTCATCCTCAATATATTCCACATGTTACAATATGCTATCTCAAAAAAGGAACTGGGGAGCAGTATATTGAAGACAAATCTTTCTTAGATGAAAAATTCGAATGTGACAAAGTAATTTTTTCGTCCAAAAATGGTAAAAAAACAACAATTAAATTAGGGGAAAAAAATGAAAAAAGATTGGACCGGACTTTGTAAGATTTTAAGTTTTCAACATATTCGTAATGGCGAAGTAATATATGAAGAAAAAAATATTCGCAACATGTTTCACGTAGAAGGTGAAGCTTTTATGCTAAAAGCCTGTTTCACTACAGCAGGCAATGCACCACCAGCAGCATATTATTTTGGTCTTGATTCAAGAGTTTCGCCAACTTTGTTAGACACTTTAAGCACATTGACTTCTCAAGAACCAATTGGAAATGGATATGTTAGATCGTCTGTGTCTTCAACTGGATCTGGAGTAAATTATTTTACTATTGAAGAAGTCGATGGCGTTTATAGAGCTACTGTCTCAATTTTAACGTTTAGTGGAACACTTGCTGGATATGGACCAGTGCGGAATGTTTTTTTGGCAACATCTTCAGATAATTCTGGAACATTAATTGCAACAAATTCGCTATCTAGTCCTGTAACGCTTTCAAGTGGAGATGCCATCAATATTAAAATGAGCCTGTCTTTACAAGATGGCGGTTAATTCATTGTTTCGTATAAAATTTCAATTGGCTTTATTTCTACAAAATGGATGACGTTAAAATTTCGATCTCCATTTTGTATTTTATTATATTGCCTAAATTCTAAAGACTCATTTCCACCATCTTTAATGTCGAGCAATTTTTCCGAAGTGCCTAAATGCATTGCAGCGGCAATTTGAAATTCTTTTGAAAAATTGTCAAATGTAATTTTTTGAGGAAGATTTATAGAATAACCTTCTTCAGTAGGAATAATCGCTTTGTTGACTGGTTCATTTGTAATTTTATATTTACAAAAAACTTCTTTTGCTGGCTCAGATGTGTTTCCATTATCAAACCAAACAGGAACACTTGCTCCTATGGCTTCAACTGATTTTAATTCATGAAGATCATATCTTTGTTCGTGACTTAAATAAATGTAATGCGAAATTGTTAATGTTGTCATTCTTTATTCCTTAAGAATATATAGTTATAGGAGTTTAATGCTAAGGAGTAGCAATGTTAAATATTTCAAAAATAATTATATTTTTATTTTTCATATTTTCAAGTGCGACTTTAGGACAGTCGCAATCAGTGCATCATCACGATCCACTTGATAATATGCCTATAATAGAGCGTTTGCCAACAGGTTTTGCTGGCGCATCGCCTATTGAACAAAGAGGGTCAGAATACAGGAAGTTTTTATCCGCTTCTGTAAAAATTGGCGTAAGCAACGCATCTGGATCTGGTACGATTGTGTATTACGACCCAGAAAAAAAATTGGCTTATGTGGCTTCTTGTGGTCACTTATGGAGCCGTGGTATTGTTTCAGCAGAAGACGCATCACGTAGAAATTTAACTGCTAATATTATTGTTTGGTATCAAAATGATAAAAAATTGGACACGCCTCGCACTTATAGTGCAAAGGTGATTTTTTATTCTTATATTGATGGACAAGACACATCGCTTTTGACCTTTACGCCAGATTGGAATCCTAATTATTTTCCAATTGCCCAAAGTAACTATCAATACAAAGCAGGACAACACGCTCACAGCCTTGGATGTGACCGTGGTAACGAAGTTGCACACTATGACGTTGAAATGATTGGCATAAGCGGTAACGACCTCGTAACGCAGCAAAACAGCCCAAGACCAGGTCGGTCTGGAGGCGGGCTAATGGATGATTATGGATATTACATTGGTACGTGTTGGGGAACACAATATGTTGATGGAAGCGGCAGAGGATATTTTACTCCTTTGTCTGTAATCCATAAGTTTTGGAATCAACAAAATTATGGCTTCTTATTAAATAAAAAGCCAAACGTTGAGGCAAATAAAATTCCAATTTTTGATAGAAATGGAAAACAGGGTAAATACAACTCTGACTACATCCTTTTGCCAATGGCAGGATAAAAAAAATAAGGATGTTCTCATTTTTTTGAGAACATCTTTTTTTTATAACAATGAATAAAACGGACACACCTTCTTGTAGTCGCAGCGACGGCACTGATCGCCAACT